ATGTTCCCCACAAAACAACGCTTCCCCTCCTGCGTTGAAGGAACACACATCGAGCTTCGTGAGGTGAGGGGGGATTGAAGTTGTGGGATTTTCCCACAACTTCTGATGGAGGAACCCTTGGAATTAAACGAGTTACTGAACGAACGTGAATGGCGCAGATGCCGTGGGCCTGTGGACGCTGACATCGATCAGCTTGTCGACGCCTTCCAACATTTTTGTTCCACCTACGTCTACATCAAACATCCTGAGCGTGGGCGAATCCTGTTTGAGTTGCGTGAAGCGCAACGTGAAACAGTTCGCAAATGGATGACAGACAGATACTCCATTGCGTTGAAAGCCCGACAAATCGGGTTCTCAACGCTTGGTGCCACTTATGCCTTGTGGTTGACGTTCTTCTGGCCTGACAGGTTTGTGGTCATGTTGTCCCGTACGGAACGTGAAGCACAGAAGCTGTTAGCGAAATCGAAGTATGCGTACAAGTTTATGCCGTTGTGGATGCGTGAACGTGGCCCTGAGGTCACCTCAGACAACCAGCTGAAGTTGACGTTCGCGAACGAATCTGCGATCGAATCGTTGCCTTCAGGCAATGATCCTGCTCGCGGTGAGTCTGTGTATTTGGTGATTGTGGACGAATGGGCGTTCCTCCCGAACCCTGAGGAAGCGTGGGCGTCGATCGAACCGATCGCTGACGTTGGTGGTCGAGTCATCGGACTGTCCACGGCGAACGGTTCGGGCAACTTCTTTCATTCGATTTGGGTTGGTGCCCAAACAGGGGTGAACAACTTCAAAGGGATCTTTTGGCCGTGGTCAGCTGGTGACCGTGACAACGACTGGTATGAGGCTAAGGCACGCAACATGCCTTCTTGGCAGTTGCATCAGGAGTACCCGCGTACACCTGATGAGGCGTTCATCAAATCTGGTAACCCTGTGTTTGATGTGGATGTGTTGATGGGGTTGGCGACGACAGAACCTGATCGTGGGGCGATTGTTCCGTCTGGTCAGCATCATCGTCCGTCGTTCATTCAGGGTACGAATGGGCCGTTGTCGGTGTGGGAATGGCCGCAGTTGGGTGCTGTTTATTGTATTGGTGCTGACGTTGCTGAAGGTTTGGGGCATGGCGACTTCTCATCAGCGCATGTTGTTGATGTGAAAACCCAGGCGGTTGTCGCACAGTGGCATGGGCATATTGCACCTGATCAGTTTGGTGAGATGTTGTCCGAGTTGGGTTGGTGGTATTCGGGGGCGTTGTTGGCGGTGGAGAACAACAACCACGGGTTGACAACGTTGAAAGCTGCTCAACGGTACGGGTACAAGAATCTGTTTCGTCAACGCAAACTGGGTGTTCGTTACCCTGTTGCGGGTGAGGTGTTGGGGTGGCGTACCACCACAGCGTCGAAGCCGTTATGTATTGACGAGTTGGCGGGCGCTATCCGTGAGGGTGACATTGATATCCCATGCGAGTTCACGATCGGGGAGTTGCGTACCTATGTGCGTGCCCCTAATGGGCGCACACATGGGTCGCCCCATGATGACCGTGTGATGTCGTTGGCTATTTGTTGGCAGATGCTCAAATATGTTTGGCTCCCTGAGTATGCGGTTGAATCTGAGGCACCCCAGTGGTCGTTGGATTGGTGGGCTAAAAACCTTGTTTCTAACGAGTTTGCGTTTGAACGTGTTCCTATTGGTGCGTACAACTCGCGTTCTGGAAGGTAACACCACCATCTACCTGTGATGGCTTCCACAATTCATTCTGTTTGCTCTGAATGCGGTTCAGGGTTTGAACAATCGTCTGCACGCACCACTTGTTTCCGTTGTCATGTGTCCACGATCCGTTTGGGTTTCACACATGGCAAAGAAGATTTTCATGGTGACACGTTTCGTCAACGTCAGGTCGAGCAGGAACATCTTGCTGCTGCGGCTGGGATCAAAGCGGAACGTGTTGGGGAGCGTTGGGTCTGATGTGGAACGCGATTGAAGTTATTGGGGCCGCGATCATTGCAGGCCCATCGATGTGGTATCTGCGACGGTTTGATCGTCGTAACACTGATCAGCACGCCGAAAACTTTGAGGTTTTGTCATCAATCAAAACAGGGGTGGAACGGATCGAAACCCGTTTGGACGGCCATTTGGAATGGCACGCCGAAACCCCAGCACCTGTTCTCAAACCTGTTCCTCGTAAACGAAAGTTGGAAGCATCATGAAAATCCTCCTGTCACGCCTCATCCCATTCCTTGCGTCCCGCAAGAAGGCCATCGCAGGTGTCGTCGCACCACTCGTTGTGTCCGCAGCGTTGCATTTCGGGTTTCATGTTGACATCAACACAGCAACGACTTTGATCGTTGCAGTGTTCACAGGGTTGAGTGTTCACGAATCCACGAATCTGGAGGGCTGATGGCCCGCCCATCGAACGTTGAAGTTCTGGGTCGTTACCGCAAACGTGTTGAGGTAGCCAAAACTTGGCGGCGTGAAGAAGGGTACGATGACACTTGGCATCGTCTGATCGACATGTACCGTGGGAAGCAGTACGAGTACGCATCCCCTGAGGATCGTATGACGGTCAACATTTCGTTCTCAACGGTGAACGTGATTGCCCCAAGTGTGGCTGTGAACTATCCGAAGATCACGGTGAACGCTGCGAAACCTGAGGATGCGCCTCGCGCCATCATCACTGAAGCGGTCATCAATTACTGGTGGAAGCATTACAAGGTGCGTCCACAGTTCCGTCGATCAGTCAAAGATTTCCTGATCGTCGGTCATGGCTGGCTGAAATGTGGGTACAGGTACATTGAAGAAGCGAAGGTCGGTTCGGACGATGACATCAACGATGCTGAAGCGCCTGGTGGTACGTCTACTTCTACCACGGTGGTGATTGAGGATCGCCCGTTCGTGGAACGTGTGAGCGTGTTCGACATTTTTGTGGATCCTGACGCAACTTCGATGGAGGATGCCCGCTGGATTGCTCAGCGCATCAAGCGGCCTTTGCAAGAGGTGAAGACTGACAAACGGTATTTGGCGTCGACACGCAGTGAGATCAGTGTGTTGGGTGCTGGGGTTTCCACGGATCGTTATCACACTGCTGAGAAGGTGGTTGATGAGGATCAGGGGTATGTGGAGGTTTGGGAGTTTTATGACATTGTGAAGAACACGATGTGTGTGTTCGCTGATGGGGCTGACGGCTTTTTGGTGAAGCCAATGCCGATGCCGTACGCGTTTGGTCACCCTTTTTTGATGATCCGCAACTATGACGTTCCTGACCAGTTTTACCCGATGGGTGATCTGGAAGCGATTGAGCCGATGCAACGCGAGTTGAACGAAACCCGTACACAGATGATGAATCATCGTAAACGGTATGCACGCAAGTACCTGTTCCGTGAGTCGTCGTTTGATACAGCGGGTCGTGGCGATCTGGAATCTGATGTTGACAATGTGATGGTGAAAGTCATTGGTGATGAACCTTTGAACAATGTGGTTGTGCCGTTCCCTTCGGTGATGACCCCACCAGAGTTTTACAACCAGTCCGAAATGATTCAGGGTGATGTTGCGAACGTCAGTGGTGTGTCGGAGTATCAGCGTGGTGCGTTACCTGAGATTCGTCGTACCGCGACGGAGGCGTCGATTGTGCAGGATGCGTCGAATGCGCGTGCTGCTGACAAGTTGGCAACGATTGAAGCTGCGATTGGTTTGGTTGCACAGAACCTTGTTGCTTTAGCGCAGGAGTTCATGACGGGGGAGCAGGTTGCCCGTGTGGTCGGCAAGGACGGTGCCCCGTTGTGGGTGACGTTTGATGCGGATTACATCAAAGGCGAGTTCGATTTTGAGGTTGAAGCTGGTTCTACTCAACCGAACAACGAGTCGTTCCGTCGCCAGTCTGCGTTGCAACTGGTCGACGCTTTGGCCCCGTTCGCTCAGGCTGGTGTGATCAACATGGAGAAGTTGGCTGCACGGGTGATGCAGTTCGGTTTCGGCATCAAAGACCCTGAGTCGTATTTGATGGCCCCACCACCACAAGATGTATCGCAGGGTATGCCACAAGACCCTAATGCACCCCAAGGTATGCAACCTCAAGGTGGAAATGGTAGCGCAGGGGCTGCGGATATGGGAGCGGCGCAGCAAGGTATGGATCCTGCTGCTGCCGCCCAGCTGGCTGATCTGATTCATCAGCATCAGCAATCTGGTGCGTAGGTAACAGAACTTTCCTTTGTTGAGCAACCCAATCGTGGGACTCAGGTAAGGAGTTGGGCGTGTCTGACACGTTTGAAGATGAAGTCCTTGAAGACGACCCCACCGATGGTGGACAAGTTGACGAAGCGGATGGTGCTGACCTTGTTGGTGATCTAACCGATCTTGACATCGAGATGTACCGCAACCATCAGGTTGCTGTACAAGTCGATGGTGAGGAACGAAAGATCCCAATCAGCGAAGCGGTTGCTGGTTACCAACGTCAAGCGGATTACACCCGTAAAACGCAAGAGTTGGCTCAGCAACGAACAGAACTTGGTTGGGCTGCGGCCATACGCAGTGCTTTGGATAACGATCCGCAAGGAACGATCGAACTGTTGCAATCACATTTTGGTGTCGCTAATGCTGCACCAACAGTGTCGTCGCAAACAGAGGATCGTATGCCTTGGGATGACGACCCAGCACCTGTGGATGCTCGCACAGCGAACCTTGAAGCTCGCCTAGCGAGATTTGAGGAAGCACAAGCCACAGCAGATTTGCATGCTGAGGTGGCCCGACTCCAGTCCAAATATGGTGCCGATTTTGATCCGCAAGAAGTGGTGCAAGCAGCAGTATCTGCGAACTCCACTGATCTGGAAGCAACTTTCAAACTGATCGCTTTTGATCGTGTCATGTCTCGTCAAGGCAAAGCAGCGAAAGCTGCTGTAGCCGACGGTGAGAAGCAAGCCGCTAAACGGGTTGCTGGTGATGCGGTGTCAAGCGGTGCAGCGTCGAAAGGTGTTTCAGATAACGCACCAATCCTGTCTATTGCTGATGCGTACCGTGCCGCTAAACGGTCGGTCGCCAACTAAGTCTCGGAAGGACTTTTCATGGTTTCCCCAAACACAAACTTTGATGCCCTACTCACTACCACCCTTGCCAAGTATCGCTCACGCCTCACTGACAACATCTTCCTCGACCGCCCACTGACCCAGTGGTTGTTCGCTAAGGATCGCATCCGTTTCGATGATGGCGGTGTGAAGATTGTTGAGCCTCTCATCTACGGTGCGAACGACACCGTGCAGACCTACTCAGGTTACGACCCGATCGCGCTCACCCCACAAGAAGGCATCTCTGCCGCAGAGTTCGACTGGAAGCAGCTTGCTGGTTCGGTCGCAATCAACGGTCTTGAGGAAGCAAAGAACAGTGGCGAAGCCGCCATGTTGAAGCTTCTTGATGCCCGTGTGATGCAGTTGGAAGAGTCGTTGAAGGACAAGTTCTCCAACATGTTCTTCGCTCAGACGCCTGGTACGAACGACTTCAACAGTCTCCCGAAGCTGATTTCAAACACTGGTATTGCTGGCAACATTGATGCCACCTCAACGAATACTTGGTGGAGGTCGTATCAGGAGAACACGGCTGAAGCCCTGGGTATCAGCAAGATGACTACCTCCTACAACACGGCATCGAACGGCAACGATCACCCCGATCTGGGTATCACCACTCAGACGCTGTTTGAGAAGTATGAGGCGTTGCTCCCAGCTTCGGTGCGTTACACCGACACGACAACTGCGAACGCAGGGTTCCAAAACCTTTTGTTCAAGCAGATGCCTGTCGTGTTCGACACCAGCTGTACTGCTGGCGAGTTCTACATGCTGAACTCAAAGTACATCCAGCTGGTTGGCATGAGTGGCAAGTGGATGGAGCAGACCCCGTTCTTGCGTCCTGAGAACATGGATGCCAAGTACTCGCTGATCCTCAGCTACGGCAACTTGACGATCCGTAACCGCAAGCGTCACGCCAAGCTGACCGCAAAGACCTGATCCTGCTGGGGGAAGCTCGCACATTCTGTGTGCGGGTCTTCCCCCACAAGGGTTGTTTGTTCACACACATTTTTTGAAAGAGGTTTGTTATGGCTGGTAAAGGTAAAGGCCCAGATACACGGGTTCAGGGAAACATCCCAACCCCTAAGATCCCTGGTTCACAAGATTTGGCTGCGAAGGCTTCTGTGTTTATGAAGCATGGTGGAGCTAAGGGTGGAGCTAAGGGCGGTAAGTGCTGATGGCCGTTAAGCCAGTAGCAATGAAGCCTGCCGCGAAGAACGCCAAAGGTTACAAGCCAGCTGCCAACGCTGTGAAAGGTGTGAAGCCTTCCGCAAAGAAGGTTGCTGATTCCACCACCCGTGGTTTCGCAGGTTCATGGGCGCAGTCAAACACCCAAAAGGGTAAAGGCCGCTAAATCAATGGGTGATGTTGTTCTTCATCTTCGGTTGGTGATACAAGCACCAAACCCTGTTAAGCGTGTACGTCCACGCATCAAACCTGACACCGAGACAGTGGACTCTGAGGAGTCCACCGTCGAAGACGGCAAGGTTGATGCTGCTGAAGACATCGCTGAGGGTGAACCGAAGGTGGAGAACGACCCATCTCCTGAGGGTGTTGGTTTGAAACCGAAAGTGAAACGGGATGTTTCACGGTTGGATCAGTACCGCACCCAGTTCGCTTTGGATCGTATGGTTCCAAAAGCGAAAGCTAAATCGTTACCGTACAAAGGATGATTGGGTAACACGCACAGCTATCTGTGATGGCTGTGACACCTGTTCTTTCCCACAAACTGTATGGCGAACCTGTAACAGGTGCCCGCCTTTACGATCCTGAAACCACCAAACTTGCACCCCCAGGTGGGATGGAGTTTGAAGGTCGAGGTCGCTGTATCGCTAAAGCTGACACTTGCGACGCGTACCCTGAGAAAGACTCAGAGTTTTGTTACGCCCATAACCGTGCGTTGCGGTTAGCTGCGGCAAAAAAGGTTGAAGCCGAAGATGCTGCCGCTGCTGCTGTCGTCGCACAAGTCGCTGAAGATCACCGACTGTTTGTTGAACATTTGAAGCAGGTTGAGGTTGATGCGGCATGCGCTTTGGCGAATGCCGCTGAAGCTGTGCGGTTGGCGACGACATGAACCGTGTCGATTATGCGACTTCGGTTCGTGCGATCACCGATTTGACGACGGATGATTTGTCGAATAGCACGTTGTATTTGTATTTGAAGAACGGGTATCAGCAGCTGATGGCTTCGCAACGGCGTTGGCCGTGGCTGGAAGCCTCAGCGACGTTGAACACGGTGATTGGTCAGCGTGCGTATCCGTTGAGTGCGATTGGTGCGGATTGGCGTGAGGTGATTTCGATCATCAACCCCACAACACCGCACACGTTCCAGTGGATTGATTATCCTGCGGCTGAACGGGTGTGGATGGGGACACGCGATGTTGCGGGTATCCCGTTGTACTGGTCGAAGTGGGAGGAGAACATTTGTTTGTTCCCGAAACCTGTGGCTGTGTATGCGTTGCTGGTGCGTGGGTATCGCAAAACTGTTGATTGGACTGCTGGTGATGCGATTGAGGCTGATCTTGATGTGCGGTTGCAACCCGCTCTTATCGATTTTGTGATCAGTGAGATTTACAAGTTGCAGGAAGATGTGCAGATGTCCCAGTTTTATCATGCTGCGTACACCGAAACTGTTGGCCGTGTTTCTGTTGATGTGATGCGTGAACCTGCTGCTGGGCCGTTGGTGTTGTCTTCTGGGAACAAGCTGGTGTTGCCGCATGGGCCTCGCCTTGGCGGCTTGTACTGGGATATTTGATGGCTGGCCGTTTGCAGGTTGCTCGTACTGACGATTTCACGGGCGGGTTGAATCTTCGTGCTGACGCTTTTCAGTTGGGTGGCAATGAGTCACCTGATTTGTTGAATGTGGATATTGATCC